ATTTGGCAAATCATTTAAATATTGAGTTTCTAAAGCACTGCTTGAAGAACCAAAATCAATATTTGATGTCAATTCACTATCTACAAAATCAATGGTTTTTTCTTTTCCAGTTATAGAAATAGAAGATAAATTTTGTCCTACTTCAGCATTTTCTTCCATAATATAACCTGTAATGACTTTTTCCCCATCAATAAAAATTTCTACTTCATCATCCGATTCAAAAGGTATTCCATCATCACTTCTATCTGTCATTTGAAAAGCAAAGCCACCAGATACTTCTACCAAACTTTTTGACACGCTAGCACTTACAAAATCTTCATATTGTTGTCCATTAACAGCTATAGTTATTTTTTCATCTTTTAAGTCCATATTTGAAAAATTTTCATTGTTGGATTACAAAAAGCAGGATTATTTAAATTATTTAAATCTTTAATTTTATCATAAAAATCTAAATTACCATAATATTGATAAACAAAGGATTCTAAAGATTGTTTTTGCGTTTTGACTTCAATAGTATCATATAGTTCTAAACCACGTAAATATTCGTACAAATCAGACTTTAAGTTGTCGATTTGATCCTGTAATTCAATAGTTAAACTATCGTATAATTTATTATATTGAATTTCTAGAGAATTTATAAAGTTTTCAACTTCGTCTATTGTAAAAAAATTTATGCTTAACCCATTATTATATACATATAATAAATATTGAAATTGAGAATAAGTATTTATTGCTTCTGTATTTTTTTTATTTTCTGTATTTTCAAGTGTTAATTCGTTAGTATCGATATTATCACCTAAATCAAACATACTTATAAATGCCGTTGCATTATCTTTGCTTTCCCCTCCTCTCGAAAATAAATTTAATAGATTGCTTAAATAATCTGTTAGCCCTCCTGCTGTACTAACTACACCCAAAGGGTCATTGTCAAAACTATCTGTTAAACTTTTAATGTCACCTAGAATTCCTTGATCACTAAATATCTTGTTGGCCTGATATTGTACTTCTTCAGTTATACTTAAAATTTGTTGTTGAGCCTTTGTAAGATTATTCACAAAATCAACTACATAATTATCATTAATTATATCATTGGAAGTTTCTAAAGCCTGATTTATTCCATTAACTATTCTTGAAAATAAAGAAACTTTTTTGTCAGGAGCTTTTTTATCACTTACTTCTTGAAATTCAACAGATATTTTACAAATACCTAATTCTGTATCATTTTCAACAACATTATAAGAATTGATAACAGCAACTTTAATTTCACCATCAATCGGATGAATTAAAGTTCCATAACTACCTTTATTTAATTGCTTTAAAATATCCTTCCTATTAGAAAAATAGAACTCATTATCAATCATTAATTCAATTGAAAATAATTTTTTATTTAAACCTAAAAATTCAACCTCTGTTCTACTCGATTTTGGATAAGTATGAGTTATTGTTTTTTGTCCCCATTTAATCGAGCTATTTAAACAATAAAACTTTATATTATTAAATCGTCCTCTCTGATATTTTTTAAAATCTAACATACTAATACATCATTGATTGACCAGCTCCCTCTGATGGGATAGGTGTATATTCTAATTTACTATCATTTTTATTTTCAATCTTCAATAAATTTTGAATATCAAATCTATTTGTTCCACCAATTGTATTTATATTTTTATTAACCTCTAATAATTCTTCATTTGCAATATCTTTTTTCCAAAATTTAAGTTTTTCAACAAAATATCCAAGTTCTTTAAATTTATTAACTATAGAATCAATTATTCCAGAAAAAACATCTTTAATCCATTCACCTATTATTTTCAAATCTTTCCATAAAAATCTTAAAAATCTATCTAATCCTAATATTATTTCTTTCCAGTATAATAAAATTCCTATTACACCAGTTATCGCTGTACCTATAGCGAGAACAGGCAAGCTTATAAATCCTATCACAGTCGCCAAACTCCCTAATAATATTAATAAAGGTGATAAAACAGCGGTTAAAACAAGCAAGATTGCAATTAATTTTTTAACCCATTGAGGAGATGCTTTAAATATTTCTAGAACTGCAGTCAATTTTATTAAAAGACTTTTAAAAAATGGTTTTAATTCATCACCAATACTTCTAAGTACTTGATCAAATGTACTTAGAAATACATTTAATTCACCCTTTAAACTTTTTCTTATTTCTTCTAATACATTAGAAAATCTTCCACCTTCCGAGGTCGCATCTATCATTGCTTTTACTACCATTGCAAAAGAAATACCACCCTCTGACATAATTTCTTTCAAATCAGTCATCGAACGACCTGTTTTATCGCTTATAATTTGTAATGGATTAAATCCTGCCAAAGTTAAAGATTTTAAATCTATTGCAGTTAATTTTCCAAGTGATTTTATTTGAGATAAATTATAAGCTAAAACTTTAAATTTTTCAGAATTTCCTACTGAAATTTTACCTAACATTGTCATTAATGGTATAATTTTATCTGAACTTATACCATAAGCTAACATCATTTGTGTAGATTCTCGTAAAACTTTATTTTTAATAAATATTTTTTTTGATAAATTATCTATATCTGTAGCAAGTTGTTTTCCTTTTTTAGTAGAATCTATAAAAGCACCAAACATTTTTTCTGCCTCTTCAAAATTCATACTTTCTTTTAAAGTTTTCCAAACAACTACTCCAGCACCAGCAGAAAACCATTTAAATTTTTTGCCTAAATCTGTCAAAGATTTTCCCATATTTTTTACATGCATAGAAAAATTTGACGCCATTCGTTTAACAACTGGTGTCATCTGATCTATAATTCTAAAAAGATAATCTACATTTAGGTTCATTTAGTTTTTACCTCTTCCTCTTTAAAAATTTTTTTACATTCTTTCAACCATTCAAACAAATCATAAATTGTTTGATTTTCTAAAAAATCAGCAGTTAAACTGCCTTTAGAAAATCGCCCAATTTTAAGTATTAAATACTTCATATTAATTCGTGCCTTTTTTAGGGCTGATGGGAACGAATAATAAAATTTTCAATAAATTCCTGTAAAATATTTTCTAAATCAAAAAGGGATAATTCTTTATAACTTATACTGTTAATACAAGTATTTTCATCTAATTTTGCACTTCCGCAAAGAATATTTTGTAATGCACCATAACAATTTGTTAAGTCTTTAGGCTCAATATTCGCTTTCATATCATTGATATTAAACTTTAACTCTTTGTCTTCTTCTTTTCAGAAGCCTCCTTATACTCATTCATTTTTTTTGTCATTTCATAAGGAGTAAGTTTTTCAAAACCTAAAGTCTTGAATAAACTAGTTTGTGCATTTCTTAAATATTTTTGATAAGCAACATCAATTACATTAACACAATCCATTTCTTTTTGAGTAGGGCATCTTATAATCAAAACTTGAGATTCAATCTTTTTAGACCCTCCTTTTGGAACATAACTTATAGATTGACTTAAATTTATTGTTATCTCTTTTTTATTTTGCATTTTGTTTATTTAGTTATTAAATCATTGGATCGCCAAAAAATTCAAAAGCGATTTCTCCATCTTGAGCAAAATTAATTTCAGGATCAGGGTTAAATTGTGCATTCTCTAAAATATCAGGTTCACCATTTTTTGGATCAACCAATTGAACACTTGTATATATTCCAGCATTTCTATCAGCTAAAAGTTTTTTTACTAAAAGCTTTGCCTCAACACTTCCTTCGAAAGCCCCGATCATTTTCCCAACTCTTGTAGAACCGTCAACTGAATGCAAGGATTTTGCCTTACCGCCACCTAACTGCATTGCTCTTGTATTTCCAGTTCCTGCCCCATAAACCATTTTTAAAGTATTGGCTTTATATTTCTTTTGTTCGCCACCAATAACTAAATACACATCATTTAAAACCTTTTCTTCCATTTTTATATACCAAATTTAGTTCTTAAATTTACTAATAATTCTCTTAATTGAACAACAATAGGCAAATCGCCTGTTGCTGTTATTTTGCCGTTAACATAATCGGCAACCAAATCAAGATTTTCAAAAAAATAGCTCTCTGCTTCCTGACCTGCTGGAACTAATTCAACAGAACTTAATTGTTTATAAAGTTCAAGCATATAGGCTTTAATAATCGCTATATTAACTGTTGAATATCCTGCGTTTGGAACACCTGCAGTTAATCTTGATTGCACAAATCTTTTCTTTAAATTTTTATAAAAATATTCCGCACTTAAACTCAATGTGTCAACAATATTTAAAAATTTAAACGTCTCATCAGGATTAACACCGTCTGTTTCATAAGGGGTATAAGCGGTACCCATTAAAACATTAGTTCCTTCGTCATTATTTCCTAAAACAGAAATTCCAGCATTTTCTAATTCTTCAATTTCTGTTGAATCAAATCCCAAATCTTCTGGAAAAACATCAATATCTTTAAGAATAGTGTTAAAGTAAGGTAGTGAACCAATATGCTTTCCGCCTGCCCCATCCAAAACACCATAAGTTGAAGCTGGAGTAAAATTCAATATATTTGCACTTTCTGTTAACCTCATAGCCCGTAATGCCCCTATTTGAGATTGAACTTGATAAGCTGGCAATTTTGTCAAATCACCTTTAAACAACGCACCTGATTGTAATTGATTGCCACAAATATAAACATTTTGAGAATCTATACCTTCGCCTAAAGTTATTAAATTTGCTTTTGTATCAGTATCCGCATATATTGCAACACCATCAAGAATTTTATTAATTACATTCCAACGGTTATCAAGAAAATCTTTAACTAAAAAGTCTGTTCCATATTCAATAGGTGCTAAACAAGTTTGATATCTTATTTCATTAACAACGTCCAAAACACTTGTTAAAGTTGGATCTGTTAATCCTCCCGTGAAAGCATTTATTACAAAACTTACATTTCCAATAACCCAATT